CCGGCAAGGCCGGGGCAATCGAATACCGCTCCACCGGCGTTAATAGGATGTTTACGCGCATGAACGCATTCATGGGGGCCTAATGGCTGAAGATATAAACAAAAAGCCTGAAATACAAGAAATAGCCACGACCCGTAAGGACTTCGATGTCTTTGGCGGCTGGCTGCTGCGCCTGGAAAATCCCGACCCTACACTGAGATCCGAAGCGATGGGCAAGGGCCTGAAACTCTATGACGAGGTGGACCGCGATCCGCATGCCGGAAGCGTATTGCAGACCAGGTATCTGTCCGTGGTGGGCAAGGAATGGTCCATCGAACCCGGAAAGAGCGGGCTCAAGAACGGCCAGCCCATAGCCACGCCCCAGGATGAAGAGATCTCTGGATTCGTCAAACAAACACTTGAGGCCTGCAACTTCGATCAGATCCGCATGGAGCTTTTGCAGGCAGTCCTCTACGGTTTCTTTGCCGCCGAAGTCATGTGGGCCGTGCGGGACGGCCAGTACGTGATTGATAAATTTTACAGCAAGCACCCCCGCAGGTTCTGTTTTGACCTGGACCGCAACCCGAGACTGCTGACGCTCGATAACATGATCGTGGGCGATCTCCTGCCCGAGCGCAAGTTCATTGTCTTCACCTTCGGCAGTTCGGACAATCCTTACGGCAAGGGCCTGGGCTCCTCGCTCTGGTGGCCGGTCTGGTTCAAAAAGAACGGCATCAAGTTCTGGCTGACCTTCCTGGATAAGTTCGGCATGCCCACGGGCGTGGGCAAGTATCCGGCCGGCACCCTGAAAGAAGAGCAGGACAAACTCCTGGAAGCGATCGGACTGATCCATTCCGAGACCGGGGTTATCGTCCCTGACAATATGGCGGTCGAACTCCTGGAGGCGGCCCGTTCCGGCCAGGTAACGTATGAATCCCTGTGCCAGTTTATGGACCGCAGCATAAGCAAGCGCGTGATCGGCCAGACCGCCAGCACCGAGGGCACGCCCGGCAAACTCGGCAACGAACAGGCCCAGGACGATGTGAGACAGGAGATAGTCGAGGCCGACTCCGACCTGCTGGACGCCTGCCTGAACGCAACTGTCATCCGCTGGCTGGTGGATTACAACTATCCGGGCGTGATCAGCTACCCCAAGATCGAGACCTTTGCCGGCAAGAAACCGGACCTAACGGCCAAGAGCGCCATCGACAAGATCGTCGTGGGAGATCTCGGCCTGCCGGTGTCAAAGAAATATTTCTATGAGACCTATAATATCCCGGAACCCGAGGACGGAGAGGACCTGCTTGAGGTCCCGGCTAAAACGCCCCAGAATCCCCAGATTGCCCCTGCTGCCCCCGGTCCGGCCAAAGCCCCTGCCGTATTCGCAGAAGCGCAACGTGGGGCCAATGGTGGCGAACGCCACCCCGCTGAGATGATAAACCAGCTCGATGATTATGCCGCGCAATATATGGACGGAATGATCAACCAGGTCAAAGACCTGGTGATGAGTTCGGGGTCCTATGACGAATTGAGGGACGGAATCTTGAAACTTTCCAAATCTATGGACGCCTCAGCCCTGGGCACCCTCATGCAGCAGGCCTTTGTCGCCGCTGAACTTTCCGGCCGTTACGATGTGAAGGAAGGGAATAACTGATGCCCGACGCTATTTATCAACCCCTCCCCTTCCAGGAGGCCATCGACTTTTTCAGGGGCAAGGTGAACGTCCCCACCCGGCACTGGAACGACCTCTGGAAGGGCATGCACCGAAGAGGCTTCATGGTGGCGGGCGCCATTCAGGAGGAACTGCTGGCCGATTTCCGTGAGGCGATCGACAAGGCGCTCTCCGAAGGCACTACACTTCAGGATTTTCAAAAAACATTTGATAATGTCGTGGCCCGGTATGGCTGGACCTATAATGGCACTCCCGGCTGGAGGTCGGCCGTGATCTACGATACGAACCTTTTCCAATCCTACAATGCGGGGCGCTACAGGCAGCAGACTTCACCCGAGCTGCTCAAGCTGAGGCCCTATCTCACATACAGGCACGGCGATTCGGTCCACCCCCGCCCCATGCATCAATCCTGGGACGGCATAACCCTGCCCGCCGACGATCCCTGGTGGGATACCCACTACCCCTTGAACGGCTGGGGTTGCAAATGCTCGGTGTTCAGCACCTCGGAGAGTGACCTCGAGCGCATGGGCAAGTCCGGGCCGGATATGGCCCCGGATAACGGGACATATCTCTGGAAAGACCCGAAGGGAGTCGAGCACGAGATCCCGGTCGGTATCGACCCCGGCTTTGATTATAACCCCGGCAAGATGCCCTATGACTACATGGGCAATTAAGGAGCGAATATGGCTGAAAAAACAGATAAATGCATAGAGTTCAAAGGCCTGGATGACTGGTTCGAAGTGTTTCCGGCCGGGATCCATACGGACAGTGCGGGAAACAAGAAGGAGTGGACCGAGTCCGACCTGGACCAGATCATGAACGCCACACTGGCCAGCAAGCATGAGGCCCCGCTCGTTGTAGGACATCCCAGGGACAATGCCCCGGCCTACGGCTGGCTCGCCGGCATTAAATCGGAAGGCGGGAAGCTCTATGCAAAGGCCAAAGACGTAATGCAGGAGTTCAACGACATGGTGAAGTCCCGCCGGTTCCCGAAACGTTCGATCAGCCTCTACCCGGATTTTTCAATCCGGCATATCGGATTTCTGGGCGCCGTGCCGCCAGCGATCAAGGGCATGCCGGATGTCCAGTTCACCGAAAACGACGAGTCGGTAACCATAGAATTCAGCGAGGTCTCTCCCTGGACATTGCAGTCGATAGCCTCGGTTTTCAGGAGGCTCAGAGAGTGGTTCATCGAGACCGACAGCGTGGACAAGGCCGACCAGATCGTCCCGGAATACATGATCCAGGACATTGAAAAGACCGCAACCGCCCCGGAGGCGGATTCGATATATGCGGAAAAAGTAACCAAGGAGGAACACATGATACCTGAGACACAAAAAGCGCCTCCGAAACAGTTCAGTGAGGCGGATGTGGAACAGATCAAAAACGAGGCCCTGGCCACGGGAATCAAGCAGGGCAAGGACACTGCTGCTGCGGAGTTTGCAGAGCAGCAGAAAGAGGCTCACGCCAAGCTTAGAAAGCAGGAGATCACTTCCTTCTGCGAGGCCCAGCTCAAGGATGGGAAACTGATCCCGGCCTGGATCAAGCTGGGCCTTTCAGAGTTCATGAATTCTCTGGACGCCGAGACCGTCATCGAATTCGCCGAGGGTGAGGCCGGCAAGAAATCCCAGCTCGACTTCATGAAGGCCTTCCTGGCCGAGATCCCCAAGGTCGCCAGCTTCAGTGAAATCGCGACGCGGGGCAAGGACCTGGGCGCAGGCGGGACCACAGCCGGCGAGAAGCTCGCAATCATCGTCAATAAAAAGATGATTGACAACAAGGAGCTCACCTATTCAGCCGCATTCGCGGAGGCGCAGCTCGAAAACGCAGACCTGGCAGCAGAATACCAGGCCGAGATATCAGGAGGTAAGTAATGGCAACTGAAAACGGAGTGCTCGACGTATCGGTCGAGGCGGCGGAAGACCTTTCAAGCGACCAGTACAAGATCGTGGTCCTGGCCTCGGGCAAGGTGAGAAGGCCCGACTCGGGCTCGGAAGCGGGCTATGGCATACTTCAGAATGCACCTGTTTCAGGTGATGCGGCCCAGGTCCGGCTCATAGGTATAAGCAAGATCGTCTTCGGCGAGGTCGTGGCCGAGAATGAGTGGATCAAGCTCGAATACGTCTCGGCGACAGATGCGGGCAAGGCCCTGGACGCAGACGGCGCGCTCGATCTGGCGATCGGCCGCTGTATCAAGGGCGGGGCGGAGGGTGAAGTGGGAGAGGTTCTGCTCTCAGGCGCAGTTCACCAGGTCAATGCGGCATCATAAGGAAGGGGAGATAAATCATGGCTGATCCTAACGTAAAAGAACAGATAGTTGCAGGGCCTCTTGCAGGCGTTTCCATTGCCTTCAAGAACAAGGATTACATAGCGGACAAGGTGTTCCCGATCCTGGACGGGTCGGACCCCAAGGCCAAGATCACCAAGTATTTGAAAGGCGCCTGGTTCAGGGACGAGGCGGGCATCCGCACGGCCGGGACCGAAGCCAGGAGGGGCGCATTCAAGGTGACATCGGTATCGATTGCGACCGACGAATACGCCTTCGCCAAGGAGGTCACGGACGAGGACCGCAGGTTTGCAAAGTCCAAGAACGCCCCGGTGCTCCAGCCCGACCAGGATGCCATTGAATTCTGCGCGGACAAGATCGACCTCAAGAAAGAGATCCGGGTTTCGGCGCTTATCAAGGCCACCACATGGGTTGACGGCAATGCGAACGGCGAGGATGCAGAAGGCCTCTGGTCCCCTGCAGGCGCAACCAACACATTCCTGACCGACATCGTCACCGGCAAGAAGGCCATCCAGGGAGCCACAGGCATCGACCCCAACTGCCTGGTCATCGATTACGCCACCTACCTGGCGCTGAAAGAAGTAACCGCCATCCAGGACAAGATCAAGTACACACAGCGGGCCGTGTTCGGGACCGACCTGCTCGCAGCGCTCCTTGAGCTCGATGAAGTCCTGGTGGGCAAGGCGATCTATTCGTCCGCGGCCGAAAACGTGGCCGGGACCGATTTCACGGCGGCCCGCATGTGGGAAGTGAACGCCACAAAGGGCATGGGGTTCCTGTTCTACAGGGCACCCAGGCTGGGACTTAAATCCTTCACCGCAGGCGTGCAGGCCCGGATCGCATACGAGAACGGCTCCCCGAGAAGATCCTCGGTATGGAGAGAGCCCTCCAAGCACCAGGATGTCTACGAAGTCGCGGAAGAGACCGACATCGTGGCCGTATGCAGTGACCTCGGCTACAAGTGGAGCGACACCTATGCGACATGATTTGAGGTCCGGAGCTAATTAATCAGCCGGGGTCTCTTGACCCCGGATTATCCGCAAGGAG